AATAGTGCAGATGCACTTGCAAGTGCAGTGGCTACCGATTATGTGGCCGCAAGTTATAAAGGTGCATACAGAAATAATGCAAACTTCCAGGAGTCTGATGCTCTGGTTTTAGACTGCGATAACGATGATACAGATAATCCGGATGAATGGATTACTCCGGACTTCTTATCACAGGAATTGGCATCGGTATCATATGCACTTATCCCAAGCCGTAACAACATGAAGGAAAAGAACGGCAAAGCTGCAAGACCAAAGTTCCATGCTGCTTTTCCTATTGATAAGTGTGACTCGGCAGAAGTGTACAAAAAGATAAAAAACATCATCAGAGAAAAATATCCGTTCTTTGATAAGAATGCTCTTGATGCTGCAAGATTCTTTTTCGGTTCGGTTATATCTGCAGATGAGATTACCTGGCATGAAGGTTTCGAGAGCATTGAAGAGTTCCTTGAAATTGACAGGGATGATTTGCCGTTGACGGATTCAGTTCCGGAGCAAAAGACATATGCACCTTATTCGAAGGTTATCCATTGTGGTGAAAGAAATAGTACCCTTTCACGTTTTGCAGCAAGAATCCTGAAAAGATATGGATTATCGGACAGGACACACGAACTGTTTCTGCAGAGAGCAGACGATTGTGAGGAGAAACTTTCAGAAGAAGAACTTCGCATCATTTGGAATAGTGCAGTCGGTTTCTTCAATAAGAAGGTAATGGCAGACCCTTCGTATAAAGCACCGGAAGAATACAACGATGACTTTGGGAATTTCTCGTTAAAACCATCTGATTATTCAGATATGGGTGAGGCAGCAGTTGTTACACAGAACTTCGGTGACATTTTAAAGTACACAGACAGTACGGAATTTATCCGTTTCATTGAAGGCGAGTGTTGGCGTGAATCCAGAATGGCTGGCATCGGAACTGTGGAGGAGTTCATGGATCTTCAGCTTATGGATGCACAGGAAACATTGTCATTAGCTACAGAAAATCTTCTCGGAACAGGAGTATCCCAAGTGGCAATAGACAGAGGCGGGAAAACTCTCGAAAAGGAATGCGATACACAGGAAAAACTTGAGGCTTTGGACTTGTTCCTTAAAGCACATAAGTACTACGCATTTGTGATGAAACGCCGTGATTACAAGTACATCCAGGCAACGGCAAATGCAGCCAAGCCTATGCTCGAAATCAGCATTAACGATTTGGACGCAGACGGATTCTTACTTAATACTCCGGGTCAGACCTTTGACCTTCGTAAAGGTGTATCCGATGGGCATAATCCTGATCCTGCAGACCTTATTACAAAGCAGACATTAGTAGCTCCCGGTTCACAGGGTGAACAATTGTGGCTCGATGCTCTGAATACATTTTTTCTCGGTGACTCTGAACTTATCGAATATGTTCAGAAGATTGTAGGTATGGCTGCGATAGGCGAAGTATTCATGGAGGCTCTGATTATAGCTTACGGAGAAGGTCGAAATGGTAAGTCCACATTCTGGAATACCATCAGTAATGTTCTTGGCACTTACTCCGGAACTATATCTGCAGAAAGCCTTACTATCGGGTGCCGTCATAATGCAAGACCCGAGATGGCAGAACTTAAAGGTAAGCGTCTTGTTATTGCAGCCGAGCTGGAAGATGGTATGCGTCTTAACACTGCAGTGGTCAAAAAACTCTGCTCAACAGATGAGATATCTGCAGAAAAGAAGTATAAGGATCCATTCAAATACAAGCCTTCGCATACACTTGTGCTTTATACGAACCATTTACCAAAGGTTGGTGTTACTGATGCCGGAACATGGAGAAGACTTATCGTCATTCCTTTCAATGCAAAGATTGAAGGTACATCCGACATCAAAAATTATACCCAGCATCTTACAGAGAACGCAGGTCCTTTCATCATGCGTTGGATTATAGAAGGTGCCATGAAGGCCATTGAAGAAAACTTCCATTTCACCAAACCTACTGTAGTTCAGAGTGCGATTGACCGTTATCGCCAGGAAAATGACTGGCTCGGGGAGTTCATTTCGGAAGTCTGTGAAGTGGATGAAAACTTCAAACAGGCATCCGGCTCGTTTTACCAGGAGTATCGAAACTACTGTGGACGCACGGGTGAATTTACCAGAAGTACATCCGATTTTTATTCTGCACTTGAGGTAGCAGGCTATCCAAGAAAAAAGACTAACAAGGGTAGTTTTATCTACGGACTCAGAATAAAAGAAGAGGGCTTTATGGAATAAGTTTGTTTTTTACTGTCACTGACTTGCACTTTGGGTAAAAAGTGACGGTCATTCCAGTCAATTACAAAAACCCTTTATATAGGATTTTTTCATAAAAATTCAGATATAAGTAAAGTTTTGGAAACGACCGGAATGACTGTCACTCCTATTAAAAGTTGGTGAAATTTGTAGCGATGTTGGAGGAAAACGATGTTAGAAAAAGACATAGAAAAGAAATTGGTTTCAGAGGCAAAAAAGAGGGGATGCATTCCGGTTAAACTTTTGTCTGCCAATTATAACGGCTTACCCGACCGTCTAATTTTATCTCCTGGTGAGAAGTGCGGGTTCATCGAACTGAAGGCTCCGGGGCAAAAGCCGAGACAATTACAGTTAAAGCGACACAGAGAATTACGCACCCTTGGTTTCAAGGTGTATGTGGTTGACGATGTTGACCAGATTGCGGAGGTGCTTGATGAAATATGTTCCCCATAAATATCAGGAAGTATGTATCGACTTTATTCTGAAACATCCGGAAGCAATGGTGTGGTTATCGTGCGGAATGGGTAAAACTTCCGTAGCCTGCACGAGTCTTGAGCAGATGCTTTTTGACAGTTTTGAAATCAGAAAGGTTTTAATCATCTGTCCCATAAGGGTGGCTTACACCTGGAGGGATGAGCTTGAACAATGGGATCACCTAAAGCACATCAGATACAGTATCGCAATCGGAACGGAAGCACAAAGGAAGGCAGCTCTTACTGCAGATGTGGATATATGCATCATCAACAGAGAGAATGTCGACTGGCTTGTGAATAAATCCGGAGTGCCATTTGTATGGGATGCCTGTGTGGTGGACGAGGTCAGTTCTTTCAAGAATTCACAGAGTAAGAGATTTAAGGCTCTTATGAAAGTGAGACCGAAGTTCAAAAGAATCATTGCTTTAACAGGTACGCCTTCGAGCAACGGACTTGAAGATTTATATGCCGAATATAAGCTGATGGATTACGGCGAGAGGCTTGGCAGATTTTTGGGACAGTTCAGAACGGCATTTTTCAGACCTGCAGTTATGAACGGACCTATCGTGTACAAATATACACCTCTTCCTGGTGCAGAGGATGAAATCTACCGACTGATTTCTGATATCACCATAAGCATGGATTCGATGGACTACCTTGATATGCCGGAACTCATTGAGAGCAATTACAATGTGAACCTTTCTGATTCTGAAATGGAAAGATATCAGGAACTGAAAAAGGAACTTGTGATTTCTCTCCCGGAAGGCGATGTTACTGCATCAAATGCGGCTACACTTGCCGGAAAACTGACTCAGCTTGCCAACGGTGCCATATATTCGGATGACGGAGAAATCATCGATATTCATTCGGCAAAGCTGGATGCGTTGGAGGATATTATCGAGAGCCTCCAGGGTGAACCGATGCTACTTGCCTATTGGTACAAGCATGACCTTAAAAGGATAAAGGAAAGGCTCGACAAACTTGGTGTATGCTACGGAATCATTAATACGGATCAGAGTATCAAGGACTGGAACAATAAGAAGATGCAGGTCGGATTAATCCATCCGGCAAGTTGTGGCCACGGCATCAATTTGCAAAAGGGTGGTTCACACATAGTTTTCTTTGGACAGACCTGGTCTTTGGAACTTTACCAACAGACCGTAGCGAGATTATGGAGACAAGGACAGAAGGATGCAACCGTTGTGGTGCAGCACATTGTTGCAAAGGGAACTGTCGATGAGAGAATACTCCAGGCTCTATCCCAAAAGGATATGACGCAATCAGCTCTCATAGCTGCTGTGAAAGCAGACCTGCATATCTAATGACAATCTTAAGACAATCAAAGCAAATCCAAGGGTAAAAAAATAAAAGGAGGAACTGCAGATGCAAGTCCACACAAACCCTTACGAGGAGCTGGCGAATGCTATTGTCCTTGCTGCAGTTAAGGATTATCGTAAGGCACTTAAAACACTAAAAAAGAATCCTACAAGCCGTAGTGCTTTGGATATGAAAGCCGAGTGCGAAAGGTTCTTTTTATCCCAATACTTTCAGATCCTTACATCGGTTGATGGCGAGCGTCTGATGAGAAAATTGCAGGAGGAGTAACATGACACCAAAGGAATACTTAAGACAAGCCTATAGGCTTGAGAATGAAATAAAGCACGAACGTGAAAACCTTGAATCCATTAGAGCGATGTTAACTTCCATATCTTCGCCGGGATTCGAAGAACACTTCAACCCCAACAGAAATACGGATGCAACATTCGTAACTCTCTTGGAGAAGGCACTTGCCACAGAGGACAGGATAGGTAAAAAACTAATCCGCCTGCTTGACCTTCGTAATGAAATAAGGGATACGATTGATGCCGTTGAGGATACGGATGAACGCTTGGTTCTTATCTATAGGTACCTTGATAATGCATCGTGGAGTGACATTGGTGCTTATATGTCTGCCGACCCGAGTACAGTTCGAAGGTGGCATGGCAAAGCACTACTTCATATAAAAATTCCAAAAGTTGAGCAGGTTTGAGCAGGATTTCACAATTTACATGTGTTATTATGATAGTGTCGAAGAAGACGAAAACGAAGCCACGATGGATACAAAGTCCGCCGTGGCTTTTGTAATTTCAAAGGAGTTGAATGCGATGCCATCATGGCCAAAGCGTCCGTGTTCTCATCCAGGTTGTCCGAATCTTACCAACAAGAGATTCTGTCCGGAACATGAGAAACAGGAAAACAAAAGGTACGAGAAGTATGGAAGAGATCCTTCAACCAAGAAACGCTACGGTAAGTCTTGGGAGAAAATTTCCACACAATATAGAAAAGCACATCCTTTCTGTGAGATTTGTTTTACAAAAGGAGTAGCAGAGCCTGCGGTGTTAGTTCATCACAAAGTTCCACTTCGTAATGGTGGTACGAATGATGAATCTAATTTGCAGGCTCTTTGTATGTCATGCCATAGCCATATACATGCAGAGCATGGAGACCGTTGGCACTGACGGTGGGGGGAGTATCATTCCCTCAGCGTATAGGTCCCGGGAACGGGCGCGGGGTCGAATGTTGAAATATCGACTTTCCAAAGGGGGTATTAACCCCTGCCCAATTTTTAACTGAAATTTTTATCGTGCAAAGGTAGGTGATACGCTTGGCGAAAGACGGAACAATGCGAGGTGGAGCAAGACCCGGAGGGGGTCGAAAGTCCAAAGCCTTAACAGAAAAAATAGCAACCGGAAATCCCGGTCACAAAAAAATGAAAATAATTGATTTGCCAGATGCACCGGATATGGTTGGTGAAGATATGCCTGAACCGAAGGAGTATCTGAAGGCCAAACAGAAAAACGGCGGTGACTTTGCTGCTGAAGAAATTTATAAAGAAACATGGAAATGGATAAAAGAGCGTGGTTGCGAGAGACTGATTTCAAAGCAGACCATTGAGCAGTATGCAATGGCAGTATCCCGTTGGATTCAATGTGAAGAAGCGATATCCGAATATGGATTCCTTGCAAAACATCCAACTACGCAGGCACCGATTGCCTCACCGTATGTTTCAATGGCTCAACAGTATCAGAAACAGGCGAGTGCTATTTGGTATACCATTTTCCAAGTTATCAAGGAAAACTGTACATCTGAATTTAAGGAAACTTCTACCACAGACCCTATGGAACTGCTTATGCGCAGGAGAGGAGGTTCGTGATGGGAAGACCAAGAAAAATAATAAATCCAGGAGATACATTCGGATTCTTGACTGTACTTGGTGAAGGTGGACTTGATTCTTTCGGGCACCGAATGATAGATGTGCGTTGTTCTTGTGGTAAAGAATTTAAGGTGCAGACAGGATTCTTATCAAAAGAAAATCCTAAATGCCTGGAATGTGGTATCAAATATCATCCGGAGAGGGAAGCAGAAGATATCACTGGGCAGACGATTAACAACTGGACTGCCATTGAAAAAGCGGGCGGAAGAAGAACGGGTACGCAGATTTTATATAAGTGTAAGTGTAATAATTGCGGCACTATTACACTTAAGAGCAAGTCCCAACTTGAAAGGAACAAGACAGGAAAGTGTGCAAGTTGCTCTCCGAATTATAAATTTACAGTTGTCGGGGATACTGCAATTGGTATTCTTCCAGATGGCAATACGCATTTTATAATTGATAAGGCAGATATCCCCTTGGTGAATTCAAGGTGGTGGCATATGACAAGGGATGGATATATTGAATCTGCCGGATCAAAAAGAATGCCGAAGGTAAAACTACATCAGTTTCTGATGGGGGAAGTTCCGGATGGATATGTAGTAGACCACATCAACAGAAATGTACTTGATTGCAGAAGATGCAATTTGAGAACGGCAACTTTGCAGCAAAATAGCATGAACCGGAGTATGGGAAGAAACAACACTTCCGGTTATGTCGGTGTTTCTTATGTGACAAGTAGGAAACATTATAGAGCGCAGATAGGAATAAACAACAGAACCATACGATTGGGAATATCCAATGATCCTGTTGTCTGCGCACAACTTTACAATATTGCAGCCGATTTTCTTTTCGGTGAATACAGGGGTCATGTAAACGATGTTCCCAAGCCGGAAGGGTGGATGCGACTGAATGTTGTAAAACGATTAAAACCATATATGAAAGAGTCTGAAGTAGCCAGGAGAAATCCCGGTTATTTTATTTCAGAGGAGGCGGTATAAATGGAAAACGATAATCCAAAATTTGCAAGTGCTCTGCTTGAAGGATACAAAAGGTATCTGTCGCAACAGGAATACAGAACCATCAAAGGTCAGATTCAAGCCGGGGATGAAGAGGGAGCATACAAAGGTCTGCTCCGATTACTGAAGAAAAGAGGTGTTGAACTTTGACCACTACATCAAAAATGGAATTAGTGCCAGTGAACAAACTGGTGCCATATCAGAATAATGCAAGAACCCACTCGCCGGAGCAGGTGACTAAATTAAGGTCATCGCTTCGGCAGTTTGGTTTTGTGAATCCAATCATTATCGATAAGGATTACGGAGTCATTGCCGGACACGGAAGACTGATGGCAGCCAAGGAAGAAGGAATGTCTGAAGTTCCATGTGTGTTCGCGGAGCATCTTACCGAAGCTCAAAAGAAAGCTTATATCCTTGCCGACAACAGAATGGCAATGGACGCAGGCTGGGATGAAGAACTCTTAAAAATCGAATTGGAAGAATTACAGGCTATGGATTTTGACCTTGCCTTTACCGGATTCGATGATAAGGAACTCGCAGATTTCTTTGGTGATAATAAGCCGGAAGTTGAAGACGATGATTTTGATTTATCTGATGCACTCGATAAAGCTGCATTTGTTGAGCCTGGGGATGTGTGGGTAGTTGGAAGGCACAGACTTATGTGTGGTGATGCTACATCAGAAGAAGATGTAAATACTCTTATGGGAGAAACAAAAGCCAACGCTATTCTTACAGACCCTCCTTATAATGTTGCTTTTGAATCTTCAGATGGTTTGTCCATTAAGAACGATAAGATGGCATCAGATAAGTTTTACGAATTTCTTCTTTCTGCATTTAAGAACATGGCAGCTCACCTTGAAAAGGGTGGTTCAGCTTATGTTTTTCATGCGGACACGGAGGGCTTGAATTTCAGAAGGGCATTCATTGATGCCGGATTTCATCTTGCCGGATGCTGCATCTGGGTAAAGAACTCACTCGTTCTTGGCAGAAGTGATTATCAGTGGCAACACGAACCAGTCCTGTACGGATTTTTACAGAATGGTTCTCACAAGTGGTATTCCGACAGAAGTCAGACCACCATTTGGAAGTTTGATAAGCCGAAGAAAAATTCCGACCATCCGACTTCCAAGCCACTTGACCTTTTATCATATCCACTTGGAAATTCCACCCAGGCTAATGCGGTTGTATTAGATACATTTGGTGGAAGTGGTTCTACACTTTTGGCTTGCGAAAAATCAAACCGTATTTGTTACACTATGGAACTTGACCCCAAGTATGCATCTGTAATTCTTCGCCGTTATGTAGAAGATACCGAAGATGCTGATAACGTGTATGTCGAGCGAGATGGTAAAAGATATTGTTATTCCGATCTGGTGAAGGAGGTCGACCGAGATGGAACAGGAGAAACAACTGAAGAGTAGGAACTTGACCCTCGGATCCCTTTTTGACGGTTCCGGGGGGTTTCCTTTGGCCGGAGTTATTTCCGGTATAGAACCCAAGTGGAAATCTGAAATAGAACCATTCCCTATAAGGGTAACGGAAGTAAGATTTCCAACTGTAAAACATTATGGTGATGTGTCTGCAATGAACGGAGCAGAGATTGAACCCGTGGACATTATCAGTTTTGGAAGCCCATGCCAGGATATGTCGGTAGCTGGCAAAAGAGCTGGTCTTGAGGGTTCACGTTCAAATCTGTTTTATCAGGCTACCCGCATCATTAAAGAAATGAGGAGAGCGACCAATGGAGAATATCCAAAGTACGCAGTCTGGGAAAATGTCCCAGGAGCGTTCAGTTCAAATAAAGGAGAGGACTTCAGATGCGTCCTCGAAGAAATGTGTAGCATCTGTGACCCTGAAGTATCTGTACCTGGATGTGCAAAGTGGCTTTCATCGGGAAAAATCCTGGGAGACGGCTACAGTATCGCCTGGCGTGAACTCGATGCTCAGTATTGGGGCGTTCCCCAAAGAAGAAAACGAATCTACCTTGTCGCAGATTTTACAGGTTGGAGTGCCGGAAAAGTTTTATTTGAGTCCGAAGGCTTGTCTGGGTATTCTGCGAAGAGCTTCCGAGCGTGGCAAGAGGCTGCCGGATGTATTGCAGAAAGCATTGGAGAAACAAGCGATGCAGATGACGGCTTGATGTTTGAAAACCACTCGCAGGACACACGATATCGGGGACCGCTTGATGTCGCACAGACTGTAAGTTCCACATACGGAACGGGTGGTAATAATCAGCCTTTTGTATTACAGACTCCGAAGACTTTAAAAATCAGATGTGGTTGTGCAGGTGGTGGAAAGGGAGCCCTTATTCAGGATGACCTTTCGGCTACACTTTCATGCAACAATGACCAGACTTTATTCCAACCGAGAGTATTTGGTATCTGCTCGAAAGATTCAAATGCCATGAAATCATCAAATCCGGATTCGGGATTTTACGAGGCAGAAACAACAAGATGCCTTGATGCGAACGGTGGTAATCCATCATGCAACCAGGGTGGTATGGCTGTGGTTTCATTAGAGGGGAACGGCAGCAGACCTTCCCATCATGGAAACGGATATAGTGAATCGGATGTGATGTTTACTCTGAATGCTACGGAAAAGCATGGTGTTGTATATGCGATTGACAGAGAAACATTTAATTGTGGCCAAGGCTATGCAAGAAATCTTGGTATCGAAGAAGACGGAGTAAATTCAACTCTTCGTGCACAGGGTCCTTCTGCAGTAGCACATCCTACATTTTCATCTTCCAAGGCATCGTTCTTTACCCATGCCGAAGAAGAGATGGCTAACACGCTTGTTGCTACGGATTATAAAGACCCACCAATAGTCAATGATGGGGAAGAACCGGATTACATCGTCCGAAGGCTTACTCCTACGGAATGTGCAAGACTGCAGGGATTTCCGGACTGGTGGACAGACGGACTTGAAGATGAAAATCCTACCGAAGAAGAAATCAGCAGATGGCGAGATATCTTCTCGGTTCATAGTTCAATAGTGAACGGCTCTGAAAAAGCAAAGACCGATGCACAAATCAGAAAATGGCTATCTGATCCTTACACGGATTCGGCAGCTTACAAGATGTGGGGCAACGGAATCGCACTTCCGAATGCAGTCTTTGTGCTTTCGGGAATTGTGTACTATGAACAACAAAAACACATATAACTTTGTTGCTATTACACCTTCGAATTATGTGGATATATTCTGGCTTTTACGGGAATATGTCACTAACAAAAAAGGAGGTGCATAGCACATGAGTATATTACATTTTGAAGTAACCAAGGAAACAAAGAAGACCATCATCGGTGCCATTGAAAAGGCTACCGGAGAGAAAGCAAAGTACCAGGGAGTTCCGAGTTGCGCTTACAAGATCGGGGAGTACACCCTGAACAAGGACGGCAGCTTAATTTGGGGCGATTTGGTGGATGCAGACCCTGCCGGAATTGAAATGACCGGGAACGTTGTTGATGCCTGCGTGATGGCCGGATTTGAGCCTTTGGAGTGGGCAGAATTTGCCCGACAGGAGGCCGCAATGGAAGAAGAGGAAATAGTACCCAAGGAAGAAGTAAACGAGCCGGAAATCGCCGAAGTTGAAATCCAGCTTGGGGTAAGCCTTCCAAGAAATCTTTATACGGATGAGGAAGTTGAAAACATCAAAGCGATTGTAAAGAGCAAGGAAACAATCCTATGCCACGCACTTGGAAGAGAAAGCCTTCCGGTTGAGGTCACGGACGAAATGATATTGTTCAACTGGTTTGCAACATCGGACCCTGACGTGGCAACGGCATACACACACCTTGTGAGTGCAATCTGCGAAATGGCAAAGCAACAGAAGAGAATAACGGCCAAGGAAAAGGAAGTCGACAATGAGAAATACGCATTCAGATGTTTCCTTTTAAGACTTGGATTTATCGGTGACGAATACAAGAAGGAGCGAAAGATACTCCTTCAGAATCTGACAGGTTCTGCAGCCTTTAAGGCAGGCAAGAAGGGAGAGTAAAAATGTTTTTTCCAAGAAGAGAAATTGTAGAGCAAATCAAAAAGGATTATCCGGAAGGAACAAGGGTGGAGCTGGTATCCATGAATGACCCTTACAGAGATATTCCGGCAGGAACAAAAGGCACGGTAACCGGAGTCGATGACACAGGAACAATCCATTGTTCTTGGGACGGATACGGATGTCTTGGCATAGTTTATGGCGAAGATTCCTGCAGAAAGATAGCGAACTAAATACACAATATAAGACTGTAAATCTTGTGTAGTAATCGTATTCCAATAAGTCCGATAGTACGGGAATATACACACACCGAAGGGAACACCGGAGGCAGAAAACCCAGGAGGATAAAGGAATGAACGAGAAAACAGCAAGACAGATCGAGGAAATGAAAAAGCAGACAATCGGAGTTGAGGTCGAAATGAACTCCATTACAAGAAAGAACGCCGCAACGATTGCAGCCGGATTTTTTGGAACAAACCGATTTGAAGACACTGCCGGAAGAAACGGCTACTACACCTGGAGCGCATGGGATCAGGACGGAAGGGAATGGAAATTCCAAAGGGACGTAAGCATTAGCGGACCGGATTCAGAGAAATGCGAAATGGTAACCCCAATCCTTACCTACGAAGACATGGACACCTTGCAGGAACTTTTAAGACTCCTTCGAAAAGCCGGAGCAAAAAGCGATGCAACAAGGGGATGCGGAGTACACATTCACATCGGAGCAAACGGCCACACACCTGCAAGCCTTCGAAACCTTGCAAACATTATGGCAAGCCACGAAGACCTTTTAGCAAAAGCCTTGAACCTGGATTCCTACAGACTTGACCGATACTGCAGAACGGTTGACCCAAGATTTTTAGAGCAGGTCAACAAGAAAAAGCCAAAGACCATGAGCAAACTTGCAGACATTTGGTACGGTTCACAGAGCTGCTCCTACGGAAGAAACCAGCATTACAACGATAGCCGATACCACATGCTGAACCTTCACGCAACCTTTACAAAGGGAACAATCGAGTTCAGACTTTTCCAATTTGAAGCACCTTCAAACGGAAAGCAGAACGGATTACACGCCGGACAACTTAAAGCCTACATTCAGCTTTGCATTGCACTTTCCGAACTTGCCAAGGAAGTAAGATTTGCAAGCCCAGCACCACAACAGAATGAAAATCCAAAATACGCAATGAGAACCTGGCTCCTTCGACTTGGATTCATCGGAGACGAGTTCAAAACTGCAAGGGATCTTTACACCAAGCGACTTGAGGGGGATGCATCCTTTAGAAAAGGAAGAGCAACCGCTTGAAGGTTACCGGAAGAGAACCCCACCTGACCTGCTTCGGCAGGCTTTTGGTGGTAGAAGGGTAACCACCCACAGAAAGGAGCATGGACTTGAAGAAACCAAACAGATATTACCTGGCTTACGGAAGTAACCTAAACATCGGGCAGATGAGATTCAGATGCCCCGGAGCAAAACTTAAGGGCACCGGATACATTGACGGCTACCGACTTTTATTTAAGGGTAGCAAGACCGGAGCATACCTTACCATTGAAAAAGCAGAGGGCTGCAGAGTTCCCGTTGGGGTTTGGACGGTAACAGAAGAAGACGAGAAGAACCTCGACAGATATGAAGGCTTTCCGAGTTTTTACTATAAGAAAGACTTCCGGATTTCGGTTACAAGCGATGGGCAGGGGCAGAGAGTATTAAACACCTTTGCATACATAATGCATGAAGAAAGGGAGCTGGGAATTCCGGCACAGACTTACATTGACACCTGCGTTGAAGGGTATGAAGACTTCGGATTTGATATAGCATTTTTACAAAAGGCACTTGATGATAGCCGGAAAGGATACAGATGGTGGAAGTAAATAATTCAATCAGCTTAAAGATATGCCCAAAGTGTAACAGACCTTATCACGGGCATCCTGCATTATCCAGGGTGGATAATAAAACGAGTATTTGTCCGGACTGTGGAACAAGAGAGGCACTTGAGTCACTCGATGTTCCAGCTGAAGAACAGGAGAAAATCCTGCAGACAATACATAAACACACAATTAGAGCATAAGGAATAAGGGACCGGCATGGTCCTTTTTTCGTGGAGATATTTATGGGAAAGCTAAAAGGATATAAACCAACCAAGTATATGCTGAAGACTTCCCATTACGATAAAGAGAAGGCCGATTATGCGGTACAGTTTATTGAATGTCTGTGCCACACAAAAGGCAGATGGGAGGGAGAGCCGTTTGAACTCTTACCCTGGCAGGAAACCATCATAAGGGATCTGTTTGGGATAGTTAAGAAAAACGGCAAGCGTCAGTTCACAACGGCTTACATCGAGATTCCAAAGAAGAACGGTAAGTCAGAACTTGCGGCTGCTATTGCCTTATACCTTCTGTTTGGTGATGGAGAACCTTCTGCAGAAGTATACGGAGCTGCAGCAGACCGTCAGCAGGCATCAATCGTATTTGATGTTGCCAAGCGAATGACGGAAATGACTCCGGCTTTGGAACGCAGATGTAACATCAAAGGTTCATCTAAACGAATTGAATA